GATCTGTTTCTTTATATATATTATTGTAAATTTTGTGATATCTTTCTAAAAATTCTTTTGGATGTGATGAATCAAAACCTGTATAATCACAATTCATTCCTAAATCTCCTGTTTTTAATAAATATTTATGTAATTTAGCATATTCATGTGATGAAGCATTAATTCCTATTTTAAATGGTATTGAAGAATTTACATAAGTTAAAAGTGCCTGTGCTGCTCCAAAATATTGTTTCATAGCCATAAAATGATATAAAGGACCCATTTCAAAAATTCTGGTTCCGCAATCTTTAATCTTCTTAATTTTTAAAACCTCATCTTTCTTTTGTGCGACATATATTACAGCTGTTCTTCCTTCGTGTGTTTTAAGATGGTCTAAATATGTATTGAAATCACTTAAAATTTGTTGACCTTTCTCATTCTCTGCAAATTCATACTTACATGTCTCTATGTTGAAGAAAAACGCATCGGCTTTATGTGTCATACCTCCACATTCGTAAGAATGAGGATATCCAACACCACTGCTCATATTAAGACTAGGAGAAGTAGAATAGTATTTACAACCATTAATTACTTCATCCATAGTTAGGATTTTAGATTGCATTCCTGTTCTTCTTATTCCTTCTAATAAAACTTCTGATAATTCTTCAACACATTCGTCTAAATATTGTAAGTTAATTTCTTTTTGTTCTTTAGCAAATTTATTTAAACCTTTATATAATATATTTTCACATGGGATTTCTAAACGAGGATCTTTTTCTGAAAGAACTGAAGGTTCAAACACACAAGGGTCATCTGTTGAAAATGGGGAAGGGTAAATTTGTGTCTTATCACTAGAATATGCTGAATTACTATAAAACAAATCATCTTTATAAACTCCTGCTCTGCCTACACAACGAAGTGGGGTTTTTAATCCTACTGGCAATTCTAAATTTTCTATTACTACTTGTTGGAAAGGTAAAACTGTGATACTTTGCTCTATTAAACTCTGTTCTTCCATTTCTTCAAATTCTAAATCTGATTTAAAAACAACTGAAGTTAAACCATGTACATCATCTGCTGCGACATGTAAACCTAAAATTTTTTCTGGATAAGCTGAATTACAAATTAACATTGGACTAC